AGAGTTTTTTACAGAACAAAAAAGTTTTAGTAAAGTTTGTTGGACGAAAGGGAGGATTTAATAATCAACCAGGCCATGTTTTGGAGGGCGGCAAAATGCAGGGTACATACACACGATTTGGCCCACCTATGAATTCATCTGGTAGTATTAAAGAGTTTTTAGATAAAGATGAAGTTGAGTTTTTCTCACAGCGCTTAGGAGAGAGCGTTGCATCATCTAATAAAGAATATTGGGATAATTTTGGTATTTCTTTGACAAAGGAAGATATGATCTTAGATCTATCAGATCCATTACAGATGTTACAATTTAAAGCATTACATCACTACACAGCAAAGATTTGCACTAACCCAAATGATTTAACTAAGAGAGGTACTTATCAATGGTGTTTATATAACACAGATGATGAAACTCTAACTAAGAAATCACAGCTTGATTCACAACAGAAAGCCTACATTAATTTTGGAAGTATTCAGCAAAACCGTGATAAACTGTGCTATGTATATAGAAATATCGAAGGTAGGGTTATTAGTGCTGATTCAGGCTTAGTTGAAATTCAAGGCAAGTTCCTTGAGATCCTAAGCAAGAAGTATGTGCGATTTAATCTACTCTTAGAAGATCAGTTATTTGAAGAAAAAGTTTTACTCAACACCGCATATGAACTTGGTATTATCGCAGAGAAATCTGGTGAATATACAGATATTAAGTCAGGCAAAAAATTATGCGATGAAGGTAGAGCAACCGAACAGGTAGCTGCTGAATATATTGCTAAACCAAAGAATCAAACGCTTAGACTAGAAATCGAAGCTAGAGTTAAAGTTGCTAAAGATAAAGCATGACAACAGTAGATTTTAATATTGAGTTTGACTTACTATATAATAACGCTCTAAGCAATAGCGCACCTGAGATTAATCTTTACGAGAAGAGTTTATTTTTAACTCAAGCTCAAGAAGAGATAATCAAGGAGGCTTATGACAATAAAAACAAGAAGGATTTCTTCGAGTCATCAGAGGCCATTCGTAGGCGTTTAGAGGAACTTACTATTACAAAGGTTAGTTCGTACAACTCAGGATTAAACGCTACTCTATCGGCCTTAAAACTATCAACAAACTCAAAATTCTTTAAGATAGAAGATGATGTTTGGTATGTTACTTACGAAAGATGTGCAACATCAACTAGACAATTATATATTGTACCAACTGCATTAGATCAATATAGTATGCTTGAAGACAACCCATTCAAAAAACCTAATAAAGATAGGGCATGGAGATTCAACTTAGCAAATACTATTGGTGCAGATAAAATTGTAGAGATAATTTCAGATCAAACATTAACATCATATCTTTATAGATATTTAAAAAAACCGCTTCCAATTATATTAGATAATCTAGATACTGTATTTCCAGGTCAAGGTTTAACAATTGATGGATTAAACGCTAAGACAGAATGCGCTCTGAATAGTGAGGTTCACAGAATTATTCTTAAGAGGGCAGTAGAATTAGCTACTGTCGCATATAAGGATAATACATTACAAAATAATATTCAATTAAATAATAGAAACAATTAAACTGTTACATTATGTCAACATTTAGTTTTCCCGTACGGGATTTAATTATCACTAGTGCTGTAGCGGCTGAAACAACTGCTATCACTTTTATCAACTCTGCATCTAACGGAGAGGTTGCTATCTTAAATAAAGATGGCCAAACTGCCGCTGCCGCTGGATCAGATGCCTATATTTTATCCAAGGATCTCAATGGTAGAGTAAAAGCCTCAGATGCACTGATTGCTGGGTCTGTTAAGAAAGTTACAAAGGTAGATCCAGTAACTATCGTTCCTGCGTATGCATCATTTCCAGTTACAGCAGCTGTAGTTGCCGCTACTACTGCCAAGGACGTTTGGGAAGGATTAGTTCGTATTCAAGAGTTTGGATCGCGTTCTGCCTATGATGAATATCCAGCTCCATTCAATTACGTTGCCGTTACTGGCGATACTGTTGACACTGTAGCAGAAGGATTGATTCAGTCGTTAAGTTTTGAATTTGGTCGCGTTGAAGGTAAACATGAAACGTATGTAAACTTCAAAACTGGGTATAATAAGGTTTATACTACTGAGGCCGCCGTTATTGCCGACAAAGCAAATTTAACAAATGGCACATTTATTTGGGTTATGGAAACAAATAAAGCATGGATCGTTGCAGATAAAACCGCAGCTACATTTGCTTTAATCTGTACTACCGAGAAAACAGATTGGTCTGTAGAATTGGCTGCCGGTACTGCTGAATATCTTAATGCCAACCCATGGTTTCATTTTATTAAGCTAGATGGTGCTGATGTAACTATCTACATTATCTCCAAGAATCAGACTACAACTGACATGAAAATCGAAGGTTATGATATCAACTTTAGAGTTGGTGTTCAGATCCTTGATGGTACTTCATTTGATACCGACACAACTCTCGTTGTAACAAACGTTGGTAAGGTTGGAAGTCCAGGCGAAGGTAAAAATATTCGTAGACTCGAAACATTCACCAAGGGTCATACTGGCGATTTCTATCGTGGTATGGGATATCCTAATAACTTCGATGCTACCTATGATTCTGTAGTTACAACTAATTATTGGGTTGTTAATGTAGAGTTCCAAAAGTCAATGCAGGATGTAAATTCGCTTTCAGGAGATCCTTCCCAGAAAGTACTACAAATTGCTTGTTCAACAACTGGAGCGGCTACTGCCGTTTACAATGCACTTGTTGCTTTGATTTAATATAAGCATTACTCTCTCATATAATTAATTACTTAGGGCTATCTTTAATCGGGTAGCCCTTTTTTATTATAAATATATTGTATTCTCAATAATAATTAGTACATTTGCATTGATTATATTTATTCACTAATAGATAACGATTTATGGAGAGTAACAGTGAGATTGATAGAGTAATAGCAGAGTTTTTAAATAGAAGGTATTTGCTTGATATGGGGAGAAATAAGTTAGCTAAGTATCTTAAAACTGATGCAGAAACAATATTGATAGCTAAAAAGATTGCAAAGAAAACAATTAACTATGGTTATATTAATCCAGTAAATAAAGCAAGGTTACCTAAAATATTAATTTTTGATATTGAAACCTCACCACAGATCTCATATCACTTTGGGATGTGGAATGTCAATATATCATTAAATCAAGTTATTGAGTATCCGATCATGTTGACTTGGAGTGCAAAGTGGTTATTTTCTCCAGATGTAATGTCAGATAGATTAACGGTTGATGAAGTATTAGATAGAGATGATAAAAGAATATCTGAGAGTATTTGGACTTTAATTAACGAAGCTGATATTGTTGTTGCGCATTATGGCGACAAATTTGATTTACCTATGTTGAATTACAGATTTATTCTTAATGGATTAAACCCACCAAGTAACATCCAGTCAATAGACACAAAGTCAATCGCATCTAGAAATTTTAAATTTCCATCAAACAAACTAGACGCCCTCGCAACGATGTTCGGATTCGCAAACAAGCTTCATACTGATTTTATGTTATGGAGAAAATGCATGGAGGGAAGTGAAGATGCTTTAAATGAGATGGTTACATACAACATGAGGGATGTTACTCTCCTTGAAGAGATCTATTTAAAACTTAGACCATATGCTAAAGGACATCCAAATGTTGGATTATATCTAGAAGCAGAAGAGCCTGTTTGTACTCACTGTGGATCTAGTGAATTGCATTATGAATCCCAATATTATACACAGACAGCTAAATATGATGTTTACCGTTGTGAGTGCGGAGCACTTAGTAGGGTTAGATCAAGTTCAACTCCAAAGGAGGTTAGAAAAAACCTAATGGTTAGCACTAGTAGATAATGAGAATTACTGACACAAACAGTTTCATAAATAAAGCAAAAAGCATACACGGAGATAAATATGATTATTCACTCTCCGTGTATATTAATTATAAATCAAAAGTAGAAATAATTTGTCCTATACATGGTAGCTTTTTACAGACTCCAAGTGGTCACCTAATGGGCAAGGGTTGTATGAAATGCTTTCACAAAAAACTATCCATTTCTAATGATGAATATTTAGAAAAAGCAAAAATTGCATTTCCAGATTTTACCGTATTAAGTGAGGTTAATGGACTAAATTCATTTATACTCGTAAAAGATAGTATTGGTATTGTATATAAAACTAGGGCATCAAACTTTCTATATGGCATTAAACCACTAACCTCTACCGCAATAGATAAAAATAATGCATTTGCTCTAAAGGCAAAATTAGTTCATGGAGACAAATATGACTACTTTAACTCTGAATATACAACGTGTAGAAATAAAGTTAAAATAAAATGTAGTATACATGGAGAATTTGAGCAATGCGCATCGGCTCACTTGAATGGGCAGGGATGTACTGAGTGTGGAAAGATATCATCCATTGATTACAATAAAGAAAATCCAGTTGGATGGAGTATAACTGCGTGGGGAAATTCTGCCAAGGTCAGTAAAAATTTCACAGGATTCAAGGTCTATATAATTAAGTGTTCATCTATAGATGAGGAATTTATAAAAATTGGAAGAACTTATACCGACATCTCCAATAGATTTAGAAATTCAGAAAGAATGCCGTATTCATATGAAGTAATAAAAACAATAGATGGAACATGTGCCCATATGTTTAAGTTAGAAAACAAACTTAAGAAAATCTGTAAAGAATTTAGGTACTCAACGCTTCAAAATTTCAAAGGCATGCACGAGTGCTTTACCCAAGATTGTTTAGAACTATTAAAAGACTACATTAATAAAGACTAATTATGGCTACACTAAACGAGCTAATTCATTCATTAAGAGAGAGTTACAAATTATACAGTGACGACGGAGATATCAGTAATGAATATCTAGCATACCGAATAGAGACTACTAGAGCGATGCTTATTAGTCAGCGGTTCTCATCTAGATCATTTATAATTCCAAATATACTAAGGCAACATTTTTATATGGATCTTGAGTTAAGTCAAGATAATGAGTTCGTCGATAATCTAGGTACGGTTTTACGCACTAAAGATCCCATACAAATACCACTAGAACCATTCAACTTTAAAAACAACATTAGAATTACGTCTGGTAGTTATTCTGATGTGAGCTTTACATTTGTAGATAACAATAGATTTAGTTTTGTTGGTAGAAACAAATGGTTGCAATCACAGGTGTATGTGACGATTGGTACGGACTTTAGGCTTTATTTTACATCTAGTAATGATAAAGTTAAAATGCTTGAGCAAATTAAACTAAGTATGGTCACCGCAGATCCAGCAAAGGCATACGAGTATTCTATAAACTACAATCCATCAATTGATTTTGAATATACAGAATATCCACTCAATGCAGAATTAATAGTGGAATTAACAGATATTATTATTAAACAACTGACTGTTAACCTTTCTGCAAAAGAGGATAAGTTAGATGATTCGCAAGATAATGGAGATAGATAGTAGGATACATAGGGTTCATTGTCAGTATGGCGCTAATGAATACTTTGCTTACTATAAAAAGCATGGTGGGGAGTTAGACCGTCATCAATTTGGCTGTATTCTTAAAGACCTAAACCTAGCCATTGCAGAACAGATACTCTCTGGATACGCCTTTAAGATGCCATCTAGAATGGGTATATTGGCTGTTACCAGACGTAAGGAGGTAGTTACAATTAAGGATGGGAAAGTTGTTACAAACAAGAGAATAGACTTTCCAGCAACGCTTAAAATGTGGGAGGAGTATCCTGAAACAAAAGAAGCCAAGCAGGTTGTTAGATTTTTAAATAAGCACACAAATGGATATATATATAGCATAGCATATAATAGATCACATGCTACATTTAGGAATAAATCAGTATATTGTATTCAGGTAAATAGATACATAAAGAGAAAGTTAGCTAAAAAGTTATTCAATGGATTTGAATTAGAAGCTCTAATCTAACATTAAAATTATAAAGTAAAATTAAACATTATGCCAAGCGAAATCACCAAGGGTCAAAAAAGGGATATAGAAGTATCCAAAGAGATATTAAATGTGCTTATATCAATCAATCAAACATTAAATTCATAATTATGTCAAGCGAAATAACAAGAGCTCAAAACAAACAATATGATTTATATAGACTAATATTGGAGCAGCTTTCGATTTTAAATTCCAATATATCTGGAAGTCAAATCATTCTGACAAATGAAATAACAGGAGTAAAAACAAGAATTATTGCCACCGCGACAGGATATCGAATTGACATCACTCTTACGGAACTGGGATTTGATGGTGTTGAGTCTACAGATAATGGAGTTACTGGCGATTGGGTCACAACAACAGGTGCTTAACATTAAAAACATATAAAATGAAACGATTAATTTTATTTATTGGACTGATATCGCTATCTATAATTGGGTTTACTCAAAAGCCTTTAAAAGCACCAAATGGAGTGCAATCTGGAGCAACAACATTAAATGCCACTGACTTCATAAATATAGATGGTACTAAAAGCAATATTCAAGATCAGGCTGATAGCATTAAGACAGCTCTTGCCCTGAAACTAGATGCTGATGCTGTTGATACATTGAGTGTTTACTCGGATGCGGAGGTAGATAGTATAGTTGCAACTAAGTATATTCAGTTTCTTGTAAATATTACATCAGGAGCTCCAGTCACAGGAGATTCTATTTATATATCATCTGAATTTTTAGGTAAAAATGTTAGGTTGTATAGAGATGGTGTTTTACAATACGCAAAGACAACTGCATCGGATGCAATTAACGGAGTGTATGTTAATGATATTGTTGGCTACATTGTTGTTAAGCCTGCTTTTACCGCATCTGAAAAAGTTATACTTGAAATAAGAGCTAAGCAAATATATGAAGCACCTGCCATAACGCAGAATTTATTTAAATATTCTGAGGAACTTGATAATGCTGTTTGGTATAAAGGCAATGTAGTTATTACTGCTAATCAAGAAGTTGATTTAACAGGACAAATAACGCTTGATTTAGTCACATTTAGTAATCAGGGTGAAGAATTTAGTTATTCTAATTCAACGAATAGACTTACAGTTGTGCCATTAACAACATACAGGGTTTCTTGGGATGCAAAAAAAGGAACTGCTTTATCAGCAAAATATTCAATCTATGATAATACTAACATAGCATATATAACAACAGAAACATCTTGGTTTAGTCAGATTCCAGATTCAGGGGTAGGTCGTATCTCGGTTTCGTTTACTGCTCCGGCTGGATGTACATTAGTTAATATCAGACCACTTCACAACAGTATAGCCGTTACCAATTCAACTATCTTTCTAGGTAGAATGCAAGTTGACTCAATTAATTCAGACTATGTAAAAACAGTTTCAACAGCAAAACCGTAAGCATGAGAAAGATACTATTCATTGCAGTATTGATGCTCATAGTATCAACTGCACAATCAGCAATATACTATGTATCTGATTCAGATGGATTAGATACTGATTCAGGACTTACAGAAGCATTGGCTTGGAAAACACTTGATAAGGTTAATGCGTATTATGTTTCTCCGGGATTTTCACCAGATGATCAAATTCTATTTAAAAAAGGGGATACATTCTATGGCTCATTAACTATTACAAGTTCTGGTACAGCAGGGCATCCTGTAATTTTAGGTGCTTATGGTACAGGCGTAAATCCAATCATTACTGGTTTTACTACGGTAAGTGCATGGACTAATCTAGGTTCAAACATATGGGAAAGTACAAGCGCAGTTTCAACACTTTCAACGTGCAATGCAGTTAGTGTTAATGGTGTAAATACCGGAATGGGACGATTGCCGCAATCAGGATACTATACTTTTCAATCACATTTAGGAAGAACTTCCGTAACTAGCAGTTCTTTGGATGGTGTGACAGATTGGACAGGTGCGGAAATTGTTGTAAGAGTTGTGGCGTATATAGCAAATAGGGTAACTGTTACTTCGCAAACTTCTACAACTTTAAACTTTTCTCCTGAAACGAGTTATGACCTACATGATGGGTATGGTTTTTTCATACAGAATGATGTTCGTACACTTACTTATCAGAATGCTTGGTATTACAATCCTTCAACTAAGAAAATAAGAATGTATAGCACAACTGAACCATCAAATGTTAAGGTTGCAAGTGCGGACACCTTAGTTACTGTTCATGGCAGTTACAATACACTTGAAAACATAACTTTTACAGGCTCAAATAGTGATATAATTTATAATCAGGGATCAGAAGATATATTGAGGAATCTAGTTGTAAGAAATTGTTCTATTTCTTTTGCGGGTGCAAGTGCGATGAAACTTAAAATGCAGTATTTAACTGTTGATGGGAATGTTATTTCGGACAATCAAAACTCTGGAATCATGCTTACTACTCAGGTTGCTACTGATAGTGTTTACATTAGAAACAACACGATTACAAATTCAGGGATGATCTTAGGTATGGCTGTTAATGCTTTTGCAGGTGGTGGTAATGGAATACTTTTATCGAATAAAAATAATGTCATAGTCGAATACAATCATGTAATAAATACAGGTTATAACGGTATTGCAATGGATGGTTCAAATGGATTAATAAAAAATAATTTGGTTGATAATTACAATGTTGTTCTTGACGATGGTGGAGGTATTTATTCTTATGGTGGTTCGTATAATATATTTACGGGCAATATTGTTGTAAATAGTGCAGGTGCAGCAGATGGAACAAATTCGGCACAATCAACTCCATGTGGAATTTATTTAGATTACGGAACTAACAATACTGAAGTATCTTACAATACGACTGCCAATAGTGCTTATTATGGAATGTTTACTCATGCAAGTGATATTAATGTACACCATAATACTGTATACAATAATACACTTGCACAATATAATCAAAGTGATTGGGTAGGTGGAATCGACAATGTAAACAACTTAACAAACAATAATATTTTCATTTCAAAGACTGCAACACAATACACAATAGAGTTTGATTATCCCATTGACCACCCTCAATCAATAGGAACACTTGATAACAATTACTATGCACGACCAATTGCAGATAATTCCACAATTAGAGTATGGCCGATAGGTGGAAGTGCAACAAATTATACATTGGCTGGATGGCAAGCGTTAATGGGACAGGACACTAATTCAAAAAAATCTCCATATATTATAATATCAGAAGATGAACTGATATTTGTTTACAATGTTAATACGATAGCTAAGTCAGTATCAATCCCTTTCCCTGCAAAGGAATTAAACGGTACTGTGCATTATAGCAGCATAACATTACTCCCTTTCTCTTCTGCTGTATTATTTCGTGACGATTCAATTCCTAATCCTGCATGGAGAAGGGCTACTTACAATCCTAGAACAGGTAAGATTTATCCATTTCATAATACAAGAAATAATTAATCGCAAATAATGAGTACAAATCTAAATAGTTACATATCAGTTAAAGAGATCATTGATGGATTGATGCATTATCCGTCAATGCGAGACCTACAATATGACTCAGCCATTAAATGGACTGTGGATGTTATGGGTCTTATTGGTAGTTACGACTTATATAAAGATGAGCGTGATCTAGTTGAAATACATTCACATAGAGGCAAGTTGCCCAGTGGTGTCGTTCGGGTAGATCAGTGTCGCAAAGTTAGTGGTAGCTATCCAAATATTAGATATGACGCAATGCAATATGCTTCAGATTCATTTCAGGTAGCATACGATAAGTATCCGTCGAGTTATACTAAAGCAACTCAGGAATATACATATAAACTTCAAGGAGATTATATCTATACATCATTTGGAGAGGCATTAATAGAAGTTGTCTATAAAACATTATATACAGATGATGATGGGATCATAATGGTTCCAACCAATACATCATTGTCAAAAGCTATTGAAGCATATATCAAGCAAGAACACTTTAGGGGTCTGTTTGAGATTGATAAGATATCTAAAGCCGTATTTGAAGAAGCTAAAACTGAATATTGTTGGTATGTTGCCCAGGCTCAAAATTCAATTATGAATGTAAGTCTTGATGAACGTCAATCAATTAGTAATGCTATTCATAGAATAATGCTTAATGATGACTTCCATTATAGAGGATTCCAAAATTTAAGCGATCAAGAACAATCTAGAAATATTAGATAATGGAAAATTTAAACATAGTATTTTGTGGCATTGGCCCAATAACTTCAGAATATAATAATGGAATTAAGGATGAATCAGAATTATATCTCGAAATACCAGATGATGGAGATGTTGAATATATAAAAACATTACTATATAATGCTTAAAAAGGCACAATTAACATATAAAGGGTTAAATCAAGATATTAGTAATTCTAAACGAGATCCCGGCTTCTATTATGATGCTGGGAATATTCGTATATTAGCGACAGATAGTAATACTACCGGATCAATATCTAACGATAAGGGAACAACACTATTATTCGATATTGCTTCTGGATATACTATCATTGGCCATACTACATTAAAGGATTATGTTGTTTTATTCTGCACAAACAATACCAATGATATTATATACAGGGTGAATCTTGACGACAACACTCCTGTAATATTATTTACTGGTGATTTGAATTTCAGCACAGATCATTATATTGAGACTGAGATTAATTACGAGTCCGAGGATGTTCAGAAAGTATATTGGGTTGATGGAATAAATCAACTTAGACACATGAATATTATATCAGATTCATTGCCATACACTCAAACTCAGGCTAAGTTATTTGATGCAGTACCTGAAGTTTCATTTAGTGCTATTGAATTAGTGTCAGAAGATTACGGTGGTACTCACACTTCTGGAATGATTCAATATGGTTACAACTTAGTTAACCAAGGCGGTAGTCAATCAGCGTTAAGTCCGTTAACACAATTATATCCTCTATCAAAACAAAATAAAGGCGGTCTAGTTAATGAAGTTGTTGGTAAGGTTCTCAATCTTAAGATAACTGGCATTGACACAACCTACGATATAATCAAATTATATAGTATTAAATATTCAGGATATAATCAAACTCCAGTTATTAGTTTAATTGCTGAAGAGAGTATCTCTGGAAGTGAATTTACATATTCTGATGATGGTCGTGTAATTACCACTTTAACGGCCTCTGAGCTATTGTTTCTTGGCAGCACACCAATCATACCAGAAGCGTTGGTAAGTAAGTATAATCGCCTAATTTTGGGTAATATAAAGGAATCTTACTTCGATGTAGATACAGCTGCTTACGATACTCGTGCATATAGATTTCCAATCAGTTCAACATCTACTAGAGTTAAAAATAAAGATGATGTTGGCTATACTACTATTGCGTATAACACAGCATTAGCAGCAACGCATGATTGTATAAATCCATTTGACGATCTATACTTATATAAAAACAATTCTACAGTATATGGAGCCACAGGGCCGAATATAACCATTGAAGTTAATCAGGTTACTCTAGTTAATCCAAGGAACGTACTTAAGTCAAATGAGTCATATAGATTTGCCATTGAATTCTTTAATAAATTTGGGCAGACAACTTCGCCTAAGTGGATTGCAGATTTATATATACCAGATGGTAATTTAAATGGATCACACAATACGCTTAAGGTAACTTTATCAAATACTAGCGCATTAACTGATGCTGGTGTTGTTGGGTGGAGAGTTCTTAGGGTTGAGCGTACTGAGCAAGATAAAACTATTTTATGTCAAGGTATTGTTAATCCAACTGTATTTCAAAATTATAAAGCTGGCGAGCGTGAATACATTAATGCAACGGTAGCTAAAGGTACTACATATGCAGATCAAGGATGGCTTAAGATACCATCACCATTCATGCGCAATACTTCAGATTTAGCAATATCTAGCGAAGTATCTAGCGGCCCAAAGATTAATAAGATTTTGCATGGTAATCCAATCTCAATACCACAAGTTCCAACAGATGTTTCTGAGTGGCCTAGGCCTGAGATTATGAAGCAGCGTTATGCATCTTCATTACAAAATACATATGTTGAGTCTAGGTTATTCCAGATGTACTCTCCAGAGGTTACATTCTTAAGTCCGGCTTTAAGTG